TGGCTGCACGAATCTTCTTGTTGGGTTGGAATCCACCAACGAAGGACTGCACGTTGTAGGCAAACTTGAACAGGCTTGCGTTGGTTGTCGTATTAGGCAACTCTATCGTCTTGGAGAACGACCCCCTACGCTTGGTGATGTCGTTTATGTCGTCAATGCTGAACGTGATGGCTATGTCCGTGCCACCCATGGTGTCCAACACATAAGCCAGTTCAGGTTGGTCGTAAAGCGTCGCAAAGGTTGAGAACAGGCAGCCAAAACAAGCGTCCTCTCGGCTTGTAGCACCATCGGCATCGGCTCGGTCGTTGAACGCATTCCAAGCCTGTAAGTCGGTGGTGTAGTCAGCGGTCGGGTAGGCGATGAGGGTTACGCTCATAGGATGTTGTTCTTGTAAGCCACGGCAACCTCAACCTGCAACTGAGTCAGGCGGTCGTTCCTGCGAGTTGTAAATTGGTAAGTATTAGCGTTGACGATAGCCTCAACTAACTGCCCATCCAGTTCAAGCCATACCTGCCCGGATCGGATCATCTCAATCAGCCAAGCCGACTCGGCATCCGTGAGCCAGTCCGAGTTGAGTGCGTAAACGTAGTCGAACTCCCCTGCCCACACCTTGTCGTAGGTGGTGGTCGCATAAACGTCTGAATTATAGCCAAACGTCTGCCGGGTAATGTTGGCCCTCTTGCGGTTCTTGAGCGTGAAGGTGTAGGAGTCAATGCCTCCGTACTTGTTTTGAAAATGGACCGGGATGGAATTGAATCGCTCGCATGGTCCGAACGTGAAGGTCGTGGTGACTGACCCCGAACCCTGATTCGCCAAGAACTGCACCGTGTACGAATCCCCCTCCACCGCTCCGCTTAGTGCTGCGATGGTTCCCGATAGTTGTGAAGGTCCACACCCGAAGCGTTGGATATTGAAATCCGTTGTACCTGAAAGGCTTGGGCTTACGGCTATGTCGTAATTGACCCCCTTGTAAGCCACACGGCCCGAAACGAGGTATGTGTCATTCGGGGACACGGCACTGAATCTCGTGGCATTGATAGCGAGCCAAGCCTTGCCTCCACGATACACGGTGAAGGCCGATGGCGTTGTCAGGGGCTTAACGGAGTTGAACGAGGACCCGATTCGGAAGTAAGGACTTAGGCTCCAGTCTTGGAACTCCAACTGCTCCAAGTTCCCCGCAAACCCCATGACCCCGCTGACGGTGGTAACGGTTCCTGTCTGCACGGCTGGGGTGTTCCCGTATTCCTCCATGAAGTCGAGGCGATATCCCGAATAGTACCCGGCATGATCCACGAAGCCCGTTTGGGTCAGCGATGGCTTAGTCGGTGCAATCAGGGTTTCAACGACCTTGGCAACGTCAAAGAACCCGAAGTTGGTGGTGGGCAGTTTGTCGCACTTGAGCCGGGCAAGAGTCGTCCCTGCTGGGTTCTTCACATCGCAGACGTAGCGGTAGTTGGGTTGTGCAATCAGCGAACCGCTGACCTTGAAAAGCATCTTGTTGTAAACGGGGGTTGCTACGAGAGGCGACCCTGATAGGACGGTTGTTGCCATTTTATAGTTTGGTTGCTACGCTTATGGATTTGCCAAGGGTTTCAGCGATTGTGTTCACCAAAACGTCTATCATTTCAGGGGATAGGGCGTTGCTCATGAACTTGGTTCCCTCGACACCTCGCTCACGGATAGCAAAGGCGATAGACCTACCCATGACCAATCCCTGCTCCTGCTTCGTTCGCATTCGCTTGAGTTTGCGTGAGTAGGTTGGAACGACCGGGATGCCCTTATTTGCAATCCAGTCCGCTATGGCTTGGGGTGGTGGAATCTTCTTGTCGTACCTGAACTTTGAGTCCCTTGCGGATATGTAACTCGATGACCTTCCGTGAACCCCTTGGTCAACGTACTTCCAATAAGGGTTGGCCATGATAGCCACGACGATTTGCTTTGCGGATAGTTCGATGTCTTCGGGTGCGATGGATGCCGATAGCGTTCCCCCTGCGTTGGCGTTCGCTGCTTCGAGGTTCTTCTTCGCAAGTTCGATGACCCGTTCAATCCATTTGACCAGCACGTCGTGGGTTGGCGACTTGCCTCCACCTTTCGGGCCGACGACCGAACCAATCCCCTCCAAAGCGGTTTCGTCGATGCCTTTCATCGAACCGCTGCCGAACTTACCTACGGGCTTGCCATTGGCGAGGATGGTTGTTTCCATGTGGGTAAATGTCCCCCGTGCTGGAATGTGTCTATCTGCGTCTTGCTCTTTCCGCTTCCATCCTCTCCGCTTCCAAGATATCGTGAATCAGGAGCGCATAGTTCAAGAACTCCACCGCCTTCATCGCAAAGATGGCATCGAACTTTAAAACGTCCTTGTTTGCCATCCGCCACACCACCATCAGCCATCCGTAGCCGGCAAGTGGGCTTACGTCAACTCCCCTGCCGTCTTCATCAGGTGCTTGGAATAGTCGCTCAAAACTTTCAAGTAGGGTTCGGAACTTAGCAAAAAAAAACTGACAACGCCCCAAACGTCGCCCACCTTGGCGTGTTTCTTCATCAACTCGGCCCGTTCTGCATGGGCAGCACCGTCGTACTTTTTCGGGAAGAATCCGAATAGACCGCCCTCCCTGCACAAGGTCGCCATGATTCGGTGGAGGTTCTGCAGGAGTTGTTTCTCGTCGGTCGTGTTTGCGTCCATTAGTTCAATCAACTGCCCAGCCGTCAACTCATCCGTGAACACCGTCGGGATCCACCACTTGCCCCCGGCTTTGAACTTTCGCTTGTACCCAAGGGCAGGCAATGCGTTCCACTCGCTTATGATGGCCTTGTAACGCTTTAGGACGCTCTTGGCGGACATCTCTCGGACGAGTGATATGTCCACCCCCTCAACGATTGCAACGACCCCTGCACGCTTGTCGTAGTCCCCAAGGACGCTGGAGAACTCAATGGCTCCGATGCGTTGGAACTGGTCGATGGTGAGGTCTTGGAGTTTCATAGGTCAGTAGTTTATGTAGTAGCCATACACCGCATCCCCAACGAGCAATTTCAGTTCGGGGTATCTCAACGCCATCACTTCGGGGTTCAGGTCGGGTTGCCAATGCGTTTCGTACACATTCCCTTCCCATTCGCCCTGCCTGTACATATAAGGCACGGCAATCATGACCCTCTTGCCATTCATTCGGGTAAGCAGGTCCGCCGCCTCGTTAAAGGTTAAATGCTCAAAGACATCGCCCATAATCAGGTAGGTGTAGGCCGAAAAATCGAACTCACGAATATCCCCAATATGCAGGGTTTGGTAAAGGTCCTGCAAACCGAATCGGCTGACATACGGCTCGTGAATCTCGATGCCATCCATTTTGATGTCGGGAAGCAGTAGGGCGTAAGTTCCGCAACCGCAACCAACGTCAAGCACCCGGTCGGATTCGGTTAGAACCGAGCGGATATGGTTGCCAACAAAGTCCTTGTGGAACGGGTGTGAGTATGGCATATTATCCTATTTGAAGTCCATCGGCTATCTTCTTGGCCGTGCTGGAGTGGTTTGCTTTGTCAAGATATTGCCGGAACTCCCAATCCGAGTTCATCTCAACGGGTGTGATGTAGTAAGGCAGATGCCTGACCTCGTAGGGAGGTAAAGTCCTCGCACCGCTAATGCAGACCTGATAGGTGTCGGCATGATAGAAGGCGAAGGTCGTATCAACCGGGGCCAAGCGTAGGTCGCCATAGGTCGGTTGCTTGTGGTAGCGATGTTCAGCAGGTTGGAAGAATAGGGCGTTTTCGGGAATGTCGTCAACACAAATGCCAAGGCCAATCTTGTCCTTGACATTGAACTGCACTCCGTTAAAGTCCTTGGCTTCTTCGTCCCGGTAGATGTAAGGGTAGGAAGGCGAATCGTACCAAAGTTCACGCATTCGCACGATGGTGTCGTCAGGGCAGGCCGAAAGGTCAAGGTCGGGGTCGGTTACGATGTAATCGGGGTAGTTAAAGTCATTCCTAAGCCTTTTATCAACTCCAAGCCTCCATGCCACAAGATGTCCCAAGTTCTGCCCGGTACGAACTACCGAAACGTCCTCGTTACCTTTGAGCGATTCGTACCACTCCAAGGTAGGGCCGTAAGTTGAACCGTTGTCAAGAATTATGATAGGTCCGCATTCCTTCATCCGTTGCAGTTCCTTGACCATCGCTTTCGGCCAAGTGTAGAGATTAAAGTTGGTAATGAGGATAGGGACCTTCATGCTAAAACGTGATTACAAACTTTTCGGGACCCGGCCATCCGGGGTTGGTGTCGTGGACCTTCGTATCGGGCTTCTTGCCAATCCAATGCTCGGCCTGCCAGCGGTGGTCCCGTACTGGTTCGCCCAGTTCCTTGATGTGGCTTGACTTGGCCCACCAATAGGTTCCACCAAAGTAGGGGTAGCCATCGGGGTTGTTGTGGTCAGCCATGTGAGGGAACTGCTCCTTGGTAATCCAATGGCAGCCGACTGCATCCACGCCTTCCAGCAGTTGCAAGCATCGTTCCCAAGCAACCACGTTGAAGAAGGTCATGCTGCGATTCCAAAGTTGGTTGATGAGGGACGGGTCGCTTGCCCCCTTCGTGTGGGCGTACAGGTACACGGCCTCCTCTTCCTGCGAGGCCCGGTACATTTCGGTCAGCGTCGCCTGCTCCCAAGCGTTGGTTCGGGTTACTACGACCTTGACCTTCTCGGCCACCATTGACCCTTCCAGCACCTCCTTGACCGCTTTGCGTTGTTCGGGTGGACCGACGATGCCGACCCTGATTTCATCCAAGACATTGATGAGGCCGTAGTTGCAGACCGCCATCATGTGTTGGTTCAGGATTAACTGCCAATTCCCTCCGCAATAGATGTGGTAGTAGTGAACGACTTTCATAAGGTCCAAAGGAGGGTTAGAAGGGTGAGGATGAAGAAAACGGCTGCAAGCGTCTTCCCAATTTCGATGAGCAGGTCAAGGATGCGTTCGGGGTTCATATTGCGATACCAAGTAACCCACAAAGGAAAAGAACCACCTTGTAGCCAATAATGCAGGCAATAGCCGTAATGATAGTCGCACTGGTTAGCGCAAGTGTAAGCATAAACAGGAACTCCACGATTCGAGGAATATCGCCTAAATTTACGAGGATTGTGTCTTTGATGTGCTTTAGGTTCATGGTTTTGAGGTTTAGTCCTGCAAAGTTAAACAACAACATACTTCCCTGAGTTGCTAACCCTCAATTTGTTAAGGGCCACATACCGCATCGCATCGCAGGCGTGGTTGAAGGAATCAATCGGAACCCCCGTGTTCTTGCCTTCCTTGTCGGTCGCCCAAGTGTAGGACCGCAGTTCTTTAATCAAGTTGGTGGAGTCCTTGGTTACTTGCAACTTAAAGCGTTTCAGGATGTCTATGCCGTTCCGAACCGAGTCGGGGCCTTTTTCGGCAGGCTTGATGTTGAAACCAAGTCGGTAGATTTCCTCGATGCTCTTGGGTTCTGCTGAATCCGCCACGATTTCCCAAGCCCTTGTGATGCCGAGCGACCGCAACTTGTCTGCGATGTCTTGGTTGGTCAGGCCCGTGGAGTACAGTAGTTCCTGAATCAGCAAGCAGTCCCCTTGCCGGTATATTGCTACGAGTGCGGTTGGGTCGTTGCTAAAGCCCCAGTCAAGCCCTAGGGCGACGAATTTCGCACGGCTGACATCTATACCCTCCACGACCTCGAAGTCCTCATATATCGCCCCCTGAAGCGTCCCGACTTGACCGAGGCCATAGACCTTGTACCAGTTAGCCCAATACTCCGAAGTTTCGGCCTTGACCCGTGCTTTCTCGATGAAGTCCCTTGCACTCTTGGGGCAGGCTTCGTTGTCCTTGTAGGTTAGAATGAGGAAGTCCACGTCCTCGTCTTGCATCAGTTCGGAGTGAAACCAAAACTCGTTGACCGGGTTCCAGTCAAGGATGACCGATTGCTTGGTCCGCGCTGCCAGTTCCGTGTAAGCGTGGAAGGAAAGGTTGTTGGCCTCGTTCATGTAGAGCCTGTCCCTCCTTGCACCCCTTAACTTGGAGTCGTCGTCAGCCGAAAAGAACTCGATGTATGACCCATTGGCGAACTTGTACCGAAAGTCGGTGGCGTTCCATCGGGCAGCGTTGAACCGCCCTGTAACGGTCATAATCTTCATGAAGTCCCTCATGGCCCCACGTTTCAGGTGTGGGATGGACTCGGCTACGACGCTCGTTTCCGTGTACGGATTCTTCGTGCAATGGTCAATCTCAACGGCAAGGATGGAATACGTCTTGGATGCGGACGAACCGCCTTGTATGCCTTTGACGAACCGCTTTAACTCACGGACCTTATTTACGGCCGTGGTTCGGATGAACTTCTCCTGCTCTTTCAAGGGTCTTTATCTTTTGCAGGTACACCACCGCATCCATCAGTTCCTCCTGTAAGTGCTGAATCCACTCCATCGGGGTCAGGTCGTTGCGGTCCATGGTCGTCCCGTACTTGGCTTTGCCCTGCTCGGCTCTTGTCCTAAATTGGTCAATGACTCCCTCAACGATAGAATCAGCCATTGTCGGGGAATAGGGGTTGCTCGATGTGGACCGTGTTCTCTTGCTTGTCAACCAAGCCAAGCAGACGAGAGGCGATGTTGGCCGAGTAAACGCCAGCACTTGAACCCTCCAGCATATCCTTGTCGCAGGTCAGCCTTATGCGTGTAATGATTGGTAAAAATTCCTTGTGATGGTCGCTATCTCCATTTCGATACTGCGATAAGTTATGGCAAACGCCATTCTCTGCAAGGTATCCCTCAAAGCCCCGAAAGGTAATCGGACGCTCTTTGTCCCGGTAAACCATGTTCCCATCCTTGCCGACATAGTCCTGCACCCGGTAAGGGTTGGCCTTGTTCTCGGCTCGGTATTGCTCAAACGCAGCCCATAGTTCTTCGGGGGTATTCCAAATCGGGGGTCGGCCTGCCATTAGTATTCGATTTTGTCTATGAGTTCGTCTATTTTGTCCACTATCTTCATCTTCACGGCAAATGCATTCGGTGAGTTAGAATCGTCCACCGCTCCGATGCAGTCGCAGAGGGTCGTAATGACCATCATGAGCGAGTCCATCCGAGCCTGCACTTGGGCCTCGTCATCGTCTTTAGCCTTCGAGTTCGCCAAGTTCCCGGAGTTTATTTCTTGACCATGAGAGAGCCGACTTGCCACCCCACAGGAGGTAGGAGATGTAACCGCAGTCCGAGGTGTCGTCTGCGTTGTCGTAGTAGGTTTCGGCCCTTGACAGGTAGGAGTGCATCCGCTTGATGGTTTCAACCGAGATGGCTTCCCCGTTGGCTAACTGCTGCGCCCGGACCTTACCCGTCTGCGTCGCACACTTGTTCCCGTTCCGCTCGTTCAGTTCTATCCCCCGCTTGGCATTGGCCCGAATCTCTTGGCCGTAGTCGGAGTACGACTCGAACTGCTGCCTTTTGTGATTCTCCCACGTTGAGCCACAAACCGCAAGCCGTTGAGCCGTATCGGGGAACTCCGCATTGGCCTCGTTGTTGGACATACAACGACCGATGAAGCCTTCTCTTGACTCGTTATTGTTCGGAATTGGCAGGGGCATTCAGGGAGTGGTTTATGGTGTTTTGGTTGGCTTCGGCAAACAAGTCCGCTTGTAGGTAAATGTATTGAAGGGCCGATTTTACGCAGTCCGCGCACCACCAATTTGTAGGCGGTCGTCCGTGAGCGGTCAGGATGGCTTGCAGTTCACCAACCGCATCGGGTGGCAGTCGCATCGTCAGGGAGGCGATATATTGGTCCCAGTACTTCCTGTGCTTTTGGGCCACGATGAATTGGTCGTCGGTCATTTGAAGGTCCATTCCCGAATGATTATTGCGGTGGCAGATGAGGCAAGGCCGAGGATAGGGGCCAAGTACCATTGGCAGGTCGGCAGGGTCAGCAAGACCCCAAGCCAAAAACCAAAGCAGGTCATACAACTAAACGGCTTCCGCTTCGCAAAGGGCAAAGCGTAGAACCATCCCGGCAGGACCCGGAACTCCACGACCGCAAGGGTCGCAAGCGCACTAATCAGGATGGGATAGACCAGTATATCCATTTGCTTCGATTGCGGTTTTGATTTTGGCCTTGGCCTGTTCTATTGAGTAAATGATGGACCTGTACGGGATGCCCGTTTCCCGGCTCATCGCCTTCATGTTGCCTGTCTGCATGAGCAGGTTCAGCAGTTCCTTGTCGTACGGGAACGCTCCGTCCTTGGCCCAAGAGTCCATTTCTTGCTGGGCGATGGCCCAAAGGTCGTCAAGCAGGGAGTCGTAGTCCTTGCTTAGTTCTTGGGTTTCGGGGTCTACCTCTACTCGCTCGTCGTGGTGGCGGTACTTCTTCGCAAATTGGTTGTTGTTGCCCCGGTACAGGTTCATTATCAAACGAACGATGTAAAAACGCAGGTATCCCTGTACCTGCATCTTGGTAATCTTGTCGGGGTCTTTTTCCAGCAGAATCAGGACGACCTCTTGTTCAAGGTCCTTCCAAAGCGGATTGCCCCCCGTAATGGTGAGGCAAGCCTTGCGGATTTCTCCGCTTCGATAAAGGTCAAGGACGATGCTCTCTGCGTTCACTCACGCAAAGATGGAGGGGGTTCTCGCTA